TTCAAAGTCTCTTGCTCTGATTCATCAACTTGGGAACAAGTTAATGAGTTCTTCAGGATCTATGACGAAGTTGTCCATGGTTCTCTTAATTGGAATCATGGCTGCTTTAGCTCTGATGGTTCTTGTGATCTTCAGTTTGGAGACCACTTACCTTCTGAGCCAGAAACTGAGCTTTTTAGAAGCTCGGAATCCGTCCGTCCCATTTCTATCGAATCAGAATTATGTCAATCCGTCCAATGGACGGCCGACATTATCTGCGCCGAATTCGGAAGGTTCAACCCTTCCGAGTGGGACGCTCGACATGGACCAGGTGCAGTCTCAGACATAAGGGGTTCGAGTATTTTTAAATATTCGTTCCCGAACTGGCCTGAGAAGCTTGAACATTCCTTTCCTATGGACGAGTTTGCTTTTGCAAATTCCGCCCATTGGCTTGAACATGTTCAGTCAGTCGAGTCTCATGAGTTCTTGCGAAATCATGAGCCTCCGTCACGATTGTTAGCCGTGCCAAAGGAGTTCAGCAAGCCAAGGCTAATTGCCTCTGAGCCTGTTTCGCACCAATGGTGTCAGCAGATCATTCGTGATTATCTGACTTCTAGGATCAGCTACTCCTCTTTGAGGGATACTGTTCACATCCGTGACCAGTCCTTCAATCAGCGTGCTGCCCTGAAAGCATCCCTTGATGGTTCGCTCTCGACAATTGATTTGTCTAGCGCGTCCGATCGTATATCGTGCTGGCTTATAGAACGTTTGTTCCGTAAGCGTCCTGAGCTCTTGGATGCGTTTTACGCTTCTAGATCTCGTTGGATTACGCAGGATATAGACAAGAAATCTCCTAAGCATTCTAAACTTAGGAAATTCTCGACTCAGGGTTCTGCAGTTACCTTTCCGACCCAATCAATATTGTTCTCCGTTATAGCCATCGGGACTATCCTACATTGTAGGAACATTCCGGTTACTACGCGGAGTATTAAGAGGATTGGTCAGGAGGTCCTAGTCTTTGGTGACGATATTATCGTCCCCACTGACTGTGCGGACAAAGTTGTGGATGCGCTCCATTACTTTCGTTTGAAAGTAAATGCCGCTAAGACTTTCCGAACTGGTTTGTTTCGGGAGTCTTGTGGTTGTGACGCCTATGCCGGGGAAGATATCTCCCGGATCAGCATCACGAGCACTCCATCCGTGTCCAAACCCGAGAGCATTTTGTCGAGCGTCGATGTGCATAACAACCTCCTTAGAGGGGGTTGGGAGCATACCGCCGCATTCGTCAAAAGGACAGTCGACTCACTTAGGAGATTTTCCTTCAAGTGGGTGACAGAGCTCACGGGTGCTGTTGGCTGGCTCGATTTGTATGGCCGTTCCAACGATCACTTACGTAGTCGCTGGAATGAATCACTTCAGATCAAGGAAGTCGCATGTACTTTACCTTGCGGTAAACAACAGCGATCTCCAGT